ATTGCATTTGGTAGTCAAAATGATGTTTTAGGAAGAGCAGGAACAGGAGCATTAACTTGGGCTGGTAGTACTGTATGGCACGCTGGAAACGACGGCTCTGGTTCTGGATTAGATGCTGATTTACTAGACGGGCAACACGCATCAGCTTTCCTAACTTCAGAAACTGATACGTTAGCTACCGTAACAGCAAGAGGTGCAAGTACAAGTACAAGTCTTACCTTAGGCACTATAACCCTTGACCAGGTTAACATGAAAGACCCAGGCGATTTTATTACGTTTTACGGGAACGACAATACCAATCATGCTATAGGTTCTAGAGATAATGCCGGAAACGCAGGTGATGATTTACGTATAAACTCTTATCATAATGTATATTTTAATTTAGATTCTAATAATAATAATTCAAACGATACAACAGGAATATATGTGGGTCAACACGGTGCTGGAACAAACACTATACAAAACGCTTGGTCTTTTTATACTCAATCCGACGGCATAACATTTTCTTCAGGTTCTTTCAGAGCCCCGATATTCTACGATTCAAATGACACTAGTTATTATTTAAATCCAAATAGCACCACAACCTCAGCAGCTTTAGCTGGTAGAATTACAATAGGCCAATTAAATACAGCAAACAGTGCTGACAACTGGAGCATAAAGTTAATTGAAAATAGTGGTAATTGTTATATTGGAAACCATAACGGTACCGCTCAAATCCAAGCCGGGGGATACTTGCCTAATGCTACAGGCACAACAATTCAACTGGACGCAGGGACTCAATTATATTCCGGAGTATGGGCCGCGCCTAATGGAAAAATACATTTAGTTACAGCGTATAGCGCAACCTATGGCGGCACGCCTAACTATGATATTGGCTTTACCATGAACGACTTTGGCCGCGTCGGGATTGGGACTACTAGTCCTGCATACCAATTACAGTTATCTACCAATTCAGCTGCAAAACCAACCTCAAGTGCCTGGACTGTAGTATCTGACGAAAGAGTAAAAACTAATATACGACCTTACGAAACAGGGCTTCAAGAGTTATTACAAATAGAGCCCAAAGTTTTTGACTATAATGGTAAAGCAGGATTTGATGCTAAAATTAAAAATAATATTGGCATTATAGCGCAAGAAGTTAAAGACATAATCCCGGAAACGGTTAAAACATACGAAGCTAAGCTAAATGAAAATGACGAAGAAAATACAGAATTGTATAATTTTGATGGCCATGCGTTAACTTTTGCCTTAATAAACTCCGTAAAAGAACTAAGTGCTAAAATAGAAAGCTTAGAAACAAAAATACAAACTTTAGAAAATCAATAAAATAAGTAATAAATAAATATAAACTAAACAAAATATGAATATATCATATGAATGGAAGATTACGGCTTTAAAGAAAGCACCATCACTAGACGGATTGTCAGATGTAATCACACACGTAAGATTTAACTATATTGGAACCGACGCTGATTCTGGCGAGTCATATACATTTAGTGGCGCATGCCCTATATCATCACCCGACCCCAGTGCGTTTACTGCTCTTTCGGAAGTGTCAGAAGAAAACGTAATTTCGTGGGCCCAAGCGAATCACCCGACGGATCACATGAATTCTGTTATTGAAAAAGCAATATCAGATAAGGTTACCCCTAAAAATGAAGAAGTAAACGCTGATGAGGTTTCTTGGTTAACATCACCGGAAGAAGAAAATTAAAAAATAAACAAAAATGGCAAATACATATTCTTGGACAATTAATGCTTTAGATACATATCCTTCGCAAGAAAGCCTCACAGATGTTGTTTACAATATTCATTGGGGATTAACAGCTGAGTCGGATCAAACAGATGCGGATGGTAATGCTTATACAGCAAACTCTATCGGCACGCAAACTGTTGCAGCAGCTGACGCTGATGATTATACAGCTTTTGAAGATCTTACACAAGAGGTTGTGGAAGCATGGCTAGAAGCAAGCGATTTAGATGTTGAGGCAATTAAAGAAGGTCTTGACACGCAAATCGTAGAAAAAATTACACCTACAAGTGTAACAAAGCAGTTACCAACTGCATAATTATTATTAACAATTAAATACAATTAAATTATGTCTAACGACGCAAAATTAACCGAAGAGCAATTACAAAAACTACAAGGGTTTGTATCAGCTCTAAACCAATCACAAATGCAATTAGGACAACTAGAAGTTGAAAAACACAACCTATTGCACCAGACCGGAGAAATACAAGGACAATTACAAGGGTTCCAAAAAGAGCTTGAAGAAGAATACGGAAAAGTGTCCGTAAACATTCAAGATGGAACTTATGTAGCAATTCCGGAAGAAAATGAATCTGATAAGAAAGATTAGTATCGGAAGAGACTATAAAAACGAAGCTATGCATTACTCCGTAGGTCAAGAGGTCTACGGGGGGCATACTATTTGTGATATAGTTGAGGAAGAAAATAAATTTAGTATTTATATTAAGAAAAACAACGAAGTATTGCCTTGGAAAGATTTTAATAAAAACATGGCAGTCGCGGTTGAATATAACCTAGAATATTAAATGCGAAGCATTTTTAGTTTTATAGTTGAGCCAAAAGAAGAGCGTTATAATAACAAAAAACAAATTGGCGATAACGAATTAATATTAAATACAGAAATATCTGATCATAGGTATATTAGCAGAAATGCTATTGTGCTTGAAACCCCATTAGCCGAAAAAACAGATATTAAAAAAAGTGACGAAGTAATCGTACACCATAATGTTTTTCGCAGATGGTATGATGTTCGTGGTAAAGAAAAAAATTCATCAAGTTACTTTGAAGAAGACAAATACTTTATAACTGCCGACCAAATTTTTTTATACAAGCGTAATAGCAAATGGCACGCGCCAAAAGGTTTTTGTTTTGTAAAGCCTTTAAAATCTAATGATAAATTTGATACCGACCAAGAAAGACCTTTAATAGGTATTATAAAATATACTGATAAAGCCTTAGAAAAAAACGGTATTAAAAACGAATGCTTAGTTGGTTTCACACCTTCAAGTGAATATGAATTTATTATAGAGGGCGAAAGAATGTATCGTGTGCCGACCAATTCAATTTCAATTAAATATGAGTATCAAGGAAACGAAGAAGAATATAATCCAAGCTGGACGCAAAGCAGTTGATGAGCTTATAAAGGTTGCTGAAGAAAAAATTATTACTAACACAGAAGATGATGTTTCAACAGACAGGCTTAAAAACGCTGCGGCTACAAAAAAGCTTGCAATATTTGATGCTTTTGAAATATTGAATAGAATCCAAGAAGAGGAAGCTATACTTGAAAATAAACCGCGGAAAGAAACAAAAGAAGCGTTTAAAGGTTTTGCTGAAAAAAGAAGTAGGTAATGTATAAGCAAACTTTATATAAGGTTATAGAGCCCATTAAAATAAACAAGCTTAAAAGATTTAATAAAGCTAAGCGGTGGAAATACGGTTATAACAAGGAAGAAGATATTGTTGTTATAAGCAAAACCGGACAGATTGGCGATGTGTATAGCATACAAAATCTCAAAATAGCTTTACCTCCCGCGCCCGCTAAATTAAGTAAAGGTGATGATAAATGGGCTAAAGCAGAATATCCTAAAGAGCTTAATAAAATAAAAACTATATTTGATTGGAAAAATTATCCTCCGGAATTCCAAGAAAAATGGGAACCATACATAGATGAAGAATTCAAAAGACGTGAAGAAGGCCATTGGTTCTATAATAAAGGCGTGGCTACTTACATTACTGGCACTAACTATATGTACTTGCAGTGGACCAAGATTGATGTTGGGGCACCAGAGTTTAGAGAAGCAAACAGACTTTTCTTTATTTTCTGGGAAGCTTGCAAAGCAGACACCAGATGTTATGGAATGTGCTATCTCAAAAACAGACGTTCGGGATTTTCGTTTATGGCATCGGCTGAAACCGTTAACTGGGCTACAATATCAAGCGACGCACGTTTCGGAATATTGTCCAAATCTGGTTCCGATGCAAAAAAAATGTTTACAGATAAAGTTGTACCAATATCAATAAACTACCCTTTCTTTTTTAAACCAATACAAGACGGTATGGACCGTCCAAAAACAGAACTAGCTTACAGGGTACCCGCGTCAAAATTAACAAGAAAATCAATAGCATCAGGACAGCAGCGCGAAGAGC